TGGAGGTGATACAGAAATGAAAGATAATACAGTAACTACAGTAGATGGAATAGAAGTATATACAAATCAAATAACAGAGATAGCAGATAGATATATAGATACTCTGGAAGATAAAGAAAGTATATACGATTATACAGTATTTACAGATATGCTTTTATGTATTTCGGATAATATGACACCTCTAAAGAATTACAATGATATTACGGTATTAGATAATCTATTTAATATATACAAGAGATTGTGTAGCAAGTATAGAGTATTACCAACGTTATATGATTTTAGTATGATGATCAATATAGATCCTAGTACTATTACATCATGGATCAATGGAGATTATAGAGGAGGGCCAACCTCCGTGCACTCCAAGACGGCTAAAAAATGGAAGCAGTATTGCGCTGGTAGATTGGCGTCAAATCTGAGCAATTCCAAGGGCACAGATGCTAACAAGATATTTATTGCTAAAGCTGCTTACGGTATGGCAGAAACGAAAGCAGTAGAGCAGGAGCAGATTACCGGAGTGAGAAAGACGGTTGAACAGATAGCACAGGACATTGGAGTGGATCAGCTGGAAGATCAGGACACGGATGAATCTTCATTTGATTTTTGATGTATTTTAACATTTAAATCAAAAAATGATACAGAAATCAAGATATAGTGGTATGAAATGTACAAGCACAAGATATGGCGTATTATGTATTAAACAAATAGGTGTTTGTCGTATAGATACATATGTTCGATGGACTGCGGAACTGATATCTGGTGCCTGGGATGACCGGGGGCGGGGGTCTGTGAGGGGCGGAGCCCCGGGTGTCTCTGACCTCCCAAAATAACGACCAAAAACAAAAAGGAGTCATATAAATAATATGTTAATCAAAATCACCTTAATACTATTAGTTATCAGCATAGCTCTTTATATTATTACAAGAGTGTATTTCAATACTTTAAGTGCCAGTAATAAATTAAGGCTTACTTGTACAACCAATTACAAAACAGGTGAGAAGATATTGTTTATGATTATTGGATTCACTTACATGATAACATTTGTGATTGCGATTATCGCAGTTATCAGTTTGATTCTCAAATACCTGTAGGAGATGCTTTGAAAATGACAACAGTAAATATTCTTGGAACTGAATATAAAGTGATTAGGGAACCATTCAAAGATAAAGATATTGATGGTTATTGTGATTACACATCGAGAGAAATTAGAATCAGGGACGACAATGTAAATGAAGTTGGTGATTTCGATGAACTGATGCGAAAGCAGCTACGGCATGAAATTATACATGTTCACCCAGACAAGAAACTGAAAGAAGCTATTGATAATCGCGTGACTGCATTACAAGAAAAGCAGCAAGCAGAAGCTGAACAGGAAAAAATCAAGGTTCAGAAAGAAACTGAGAAGATTCAGGCTGAAACAGATGCACAGATTCAGATTACGAAAGCTCAGGCTGAAGCTGAGTCAAATAAAATCATCAGTGCTTCGATTACGGATGAGCTGATTCGGATGAAAGAAGCTGAGGCAAGAAACAAATTTGGCTGGGTAACTGTTCAAGGTGCAGACGCGGTAGTAACTGATGGAATATAGTCAGTAAAGACTCTAAAATCTCCAACTACTGCTTGAGGAATAAAAGAGCTGCGTGTAGATTGGCGGTAAAACGATATGAACCTTAAATAACCGCATAGTGCATTGCATGGCACGATAAATATTATTGCTAACCGTCAGATGGCGGTTAAGTCAATGTAGCTCATTGGAAAGAGCGGTCAGAAGCGCGCGACAACAAGGCTGACAGGAAATGGTTCGATTCCATTCTTTGGCATTCTGTGAAATTCAACTCAGTATCTTTTCGGAGAACTGGCAGAGATAAGCTGTAGCCGAACGTGAGCGCAGTAGTGGGTATGCACATGAAAAATCACGGAACCTGTTTTATGGGAGGTGACAGTTCAGTAAAAACGCACCTATTTAATTCCTGCCAAAGAAGTAATCGGAAGAAGCCAGTTTACATTAACGCTATTCCCTGATAAGCGTGTAAATAATTATTTAATAATGCATGCAAAAAACTATACGTTGGATTGCCAGATAGAACTTTTAAAAACTGGAACTAAACAAATAAATACAAAGTTCATCATACATAAATGTTTGAAAGATGGCACAATTGTAAATTCATATAAAACTGAAAGAGAATGCGCTTTATCGTGTGGGGATATAAGTAAGCAGGCACATATTCATGAGTGCATAAACGGAAGCAGAAAAAGTGCATATGGTTTTTTATGGAGAAAAGATATTGAACCATTATAATTTATATTGCAGATGAGTGAAACGGAATATCACGCAAGACTCATGATCTTGAAATAATCGGTTCGACTCCGATATCTGCTATTTTTCAAGTTTTGCGGTTCTTGGAAACGAGGAACTATTAACAGGCATCGCATCTCTGGTAGTAAATCACATAAAAACCGTATTTACTATCTGCTGTCATAGCTCAATTGGATAGAGCAGCTGATTACGAATCAGCAGGTTACCGGTTCGACTCCGGTCGGCAGCTTTATTGGGTAATAGCTCAATGGCAGAGCATCAGACTTTGACTCTGATAGTTTGGGTTCGATTCCCAATTGCCCCGTAGGTCGATAGTTTAATTGGCAAAACAGCGGTCTCCAAAACCGCAATTATAGGTTCAATCCCTATTCGGTCTGTTTAAACATGATTAACTCAGTGAAGATGGATTTTTCAGTCCTGCTGAGATGCAATGGTGACGAGATAGGCTTATTCGAGATATTGGATAAGTTGATTCTTTCCGCTGGAAGTGATTCCATTGGTGGAGATGGAAACCATCAACAATGCCTTGCGGTGTATCATCATAGAGAAATCAAATGCAGAATCCTTGTGGTCAGCGTAGAATAGACGCTTGCGGTGCAAGAATAATCCGGTGATGTGAGTAGTGTGAGAGACTACGGACTAACTGGAAATTCTCAATAAGCTGATTTGCCTTGAATCCGAGAAATCGGAGTATAACACAAGAAATTCGTTAAAGTAGCGGTATGGCAAATTCTTGATAAAAAATCTTCATGCTAAAGATGTGAAACAAGATATTCTGAAAGAACCGTGAAATTTACGGGTATCAATCCCGTGTGTGCTTTGATAGCGGTAAGAAGCCAAGGGTCGCTCCTGGACGCTCAGACTTATCGTCACACTGGCTGAATATGATTTCTACCATGATGAATAAGGGGAAGCCCTAATCATGTTCTGAAAATGCAATTTTTATTTTTGGCATGTAGCTCAGTGGTAGAGCGACTGGCAGATATCCAGTGTGCCGCAGGTTCGATTCCTGCCTTGCCGATTTTGGAGGTATTTTCAAATGATTTACCATGATAGAAACACGAAGAAAAGAATTGACGCTATTCAGTGGAATGGCATGAATATTTACGAAGTATCCTCTTTCGTTGAAACCAATGTAACTTGTCTTGAAAGATTTAATGATACTTGGTTGAAAGTCAACGCAAGCTTCGGAAACTTAATTATCCCGGAGGGTGGCTATGTTATCAAGCACATGGAGAGTGGGAAGTGCGAATTTGATGTAGCCGGGAAGAAATGTTTTGAAACCACTTATGAAAAAGATTGAGATTTGGAGGAAATGTAATGAAAGACGTAAAGCAGTTAACAGTAGCAGCAGGAAAGACAGCAACATTCGAGATGAAATTACAAAGAACCAGTTTTCTTGTAAAAAACTTCACAGAGGGTAAGATTAAAGTGTTCCTTGGAGAGAACAAAACGTATTCGGTCATTGATGCTGGTTGCTTCGAGCACGTATTTAACAATATTCCAAATGGAAGACTCATCCCAGAAGCTACTAATCAGGTAAAAGTCACTGCTGATGTGGAAGGACTTGTTGAAGTAGCAAGCGTTGACTAGGGGCGTGATTCTATGCAAAGAATGATCGAGTATGGAAGAATGAATCGCATCGAGTCGAGCGGATTATACGGAAGACTTTCTGAGTTTTCGCAAGTAGATGTAATTGAATTAAGAGATGCTATGGATGACCCTATTCTGGATGTTAATAGGGATAAAATTATGGTTAGGAGAAATGAACGATGACATTTAAAGAAGCATTTGAAGCAATGAAACATGGGGCAAAAGTGAAACTTCCTGGTTGGAATGGCTACTGGTGTTGGGATGATGAAAAACAGACGATTATGATTCATTGCAGACTAAAAGATTCCGACAAAGGACAGGGAGAAGTCCTTGATATCCGTGAAACACAGAGAGTAGAATATACTTTCATGCACACACAGAGAGACGATTGGATGATTGCCGATGGAGAGAATTGCTGTGTTCTCGGCGGTCAGTCAACATTTGGGTTTGGAGATGCTATCCGTTATCTGAAAAGAGGACTTAAGGTGGCACGTAAAGGTTGGAATGGCAAGAAACAGTACATTCAGCTTGCTACTGCGATTTCTTACAAGACAGCAGATGGAGAAATTGTAAACTGTGAACATAATGCTATTGGAAACATGGCTATTGCATTTGTCGGAACATCAGGAGTACAGATGGGATGGCTTGCTTCTCAGGCGGATATGCTTGCAGAAGATTGGGTGTTTGCGGAGTAGCAAAAAATGATGACTAAAGTACCTAATCCGTTAAAAGCTTATGTTAAGAAAACAGGGCAGAAAGTAACCGGACTTCTTGAATTTCATTCTGTATGTGGTAACAAAATAGATGAATTTATTCCGGAATTTCAAGTAAATCAACTGGGAGTAATACCGTTTTCCGGCTTCTCAAATATAACTGTCGGCAATATTACATTCAGTGCTTATTGCGGTGACGGATCGTTTATAGGTAGAGAACCGATAGCAGCGGAGGTGCTTTATGAATTTAGCAAAAATCTTCGATTTGGTGAAATGTAGTCGTAACAGTATCCCGTGTAATGCTGATATATTAACGATTGAAGATGCCAGGAATAAATATAAAGATTGTCAGTATGCGGTAGTGAACGCATTGAACGGTATTCCGGTTTGGATATGTAAAACGATTGAAGACGCAAAGGAAATTGTTGAAGAATGGCAACCATATTGCTATATACCACTTTTGATTGTTGACTTATGGAAGAACGAGGAGAATACGATGAAGATATGTGATGTTGTAAGGCTGTGTAAGACCTATGGAGAGAATACAACTTTAGCAGAATTGCAAAAAGAAATACAGGGAAATAAAATCCATAAATGTCCAAAGTGTAGTGGGACTGGAAAAATCACAAAGAAGCGCAATAAAGCTCAGTACTGGGAATGTTGCGATGATTACGAGTATTACGATGTGGAATGCGACCTTTGCAACGGACAAGGATATACAGAACACATGTATAAACCTAAAATGATTCAAGATGGATGGGAACAGGAGAATTAATGATGAAGAAAGCAATGTTAAGTCAGCCAATGGGCGGAAAGACAGACGAAGAAATAGTAGAAACAAGAGAGAAAGCAATTAAGGTTCTTGAGGAAAAAGGGTATGAGGTTGTGAATACTCTTTTCACAGATGAGTGGTACAGCAATGAATCTATGAAAGAACGTGGAGTAGTTCAGATTCCATTATGTTTCCTTGCTAAGTCCTTAGAGAATATGTCTCTGTGCCACGCAGCGTACTTCTGTAAAGGCTGGGAGAATGCAAGAGGATGCAAGATTGAGCATGATGCTGCGGTTGCTTACGGATTGGATATTATTTATGAGGAGTAGGAGACGTGAAGTTTTTTAAAACAGTAGATGAAAAATTAGCGGATATCGGATTCGTAAAGCTAGAAGAAAACAGAGGGCATGCTCAATATGGACGAAAAAGTATGGAATACAATTATACTCAAATCGTATTTATTGGACATAAAAAATCTGGGGAGTATATATTGCAGTCATACGATTCCGATTTAACGGATCAGAAAAAGATAGGAAATACGTGTGTAGGACTAACGGCATACGAGCTTAAACTGTTCTCCAAGAAAATGAATCAGATGGAACTTAACAATAGACTGTAAACGGAGGAATAACAATGATTATCACAGGAATGAATCACTTTCAGAGTGTATGCAAAAAGAAACTTGTAGAATGGTACAACAATAATGGAGAAGCGGATACTCCACAGACACCACCGATCGACTTAAGTAACGTATTTATCGTATGGAGCTGTAAGACATTACAGAATTACAAGTGCCTTGCTTCAACCGATATCAGTGGAGATGGAATCTATGCTGAGTACACATACAACGGTGACAAACAGGAGCTGTATGAAGATGTGTACGGAAAGATTACAAACACTTGTCATACAGAGGAATAACATGATCGTTAATGGTTGGTATTACTGTCCGGCTGGTCATAAGACTGGCCAGAGGGTAGAAAAAAATTCCAATATTGAGAATACGCCGATATGGTGTAAGCACTGTAAGAAAGCGTATTATCCGGTGATTAAGGATGGGAAGATATATGAGAAAAAGTAAAATAATTATATGTGCCATTACTGTATTGATAGTAAGCATTTTTCTTGTCGCTTGTGGTGGTCACGGAGAAGCGTCAGCTGAATCAACTACGGGAACAACTACGTTATCTGGAAAATCCATGTATGAATGGATTGACAAAGATACTGGTGTGCATTATTGGGTATACAGCGAAACCGATGGGTATGCCGGACATGGAGGTATGACACCGAGGTTAAATGCAGACGGAAGTGTAATGGTAACAAATGAATAACTTAGTGCCAGAGCCTAAGAGCCAGAGCTGATATTTGTGAGAAATCGCAGATATTGGCTCTTTTTGATTTACAAGGAGGTGAGCAGATGAATTTTACGGAATACAAGCGAATAGCCAATGCATTGAAGATGCAACCATCAAATAAATACAGCACATGGGATAATATCATGCAGTTATGCTTGAATATGTATGAAGACAGCCAAGATTACCTCAAATATTGTTTAAAGCTTTCAAAAGCTGTGAAATTATCTGCTCAAAGACTTCTTGTACAGAATCAAGATATACGTTTTGAGGATTTGTATTGGCAGGCGTTAAAATTTGAAGCGCCACATTTATTTAACAGCTATCTGCTCTATCTTGAGCGAAAGCGATTAGAACAGGATCGTTTTTATTCTCCAAAAAGAAAGCAATTGAATAAGCATGGGTTGATTCAATCCCTACAGGACATGGAAGATGATAAATTGGATATTCTTTCAATTTCCATGCCACCGGGTACGCAGAAGACCACTCTTGAAAAGTTTTTCTGTTCATGGATAATCGGAAGACACCCGGACGATTTCAGTTTGTTTTTCTCGCACAGTGGAGATATTACCAGAATGTTCTATGACGGAGTAATGGATATCACAACGAACTCAGATGAATATTGTTGGCAAGAGATTTTTCCGGATGTGAAATTTCATAGCACCAATGCTAAGCGAGAAACCATCAACTTCAACAAATACAAACCATTCTCAAATATCCAATGTACATCTGTAGGAAGTAAGAATGCCGGTAAGGTCCGTGCCAACAGATACCTATATTGTGATGATTTGATTGGTGGTATCGAAGAAGCACTGAATAAAAATATTCTGGACAAGTTATGGAGAATCTACGGTACTGATGCTAAACAGCGAAAAATGGACGGCTGTAAGGAGATCCATATTGCTACCAGATGGTCCGTGCATGATGTTATTGGTCGGCTGAAAGATATTTATGACGGAGATGATAGAGCGAAATTCATTGCTGTTCCAGACATTGATCCGGTAACAGGAAAATCAAACTTTGATTACAAATACAATGGATTCAGTGTTGAGTTCTTCCACGATCAGGAAAGAACAATGGATGAAATCTCCTACAAGTGCCTGTACAAGAATGAGCCTATCGAACGCGAAGGACTTCTGTATACAGACGAAGAACTTAGACGATTCATCACGCTTCCTATTACGGAACCGGATGCCGTATGGGGCATATGTGATACGAAAAATAAAGGTACAGACTTTTTGTTTTTACCATGTATGCTACAGTATGGAAATGATTTCTACCTTACAGAATGTGTATGTGATGATAATTCCAATTACGGAATCCAGTATGAGCGAACGTCTGATTTGATTGTAAATACAGGAATGCAACAATGTCAGTTTGAAAGTAATAATGGTGGTGATCGTGTGGCACTAGAAGTAAGCAAACTGGTTGAAGAAAAGGGCGGTCATTGCAACATTACTACGAAATATACGGAATCCAACAAAGAGACGAAAATTATTGTAAATGCAGATTGGGTAAAGAAACACGTACTATTCCGTGACCGAGAGAATTACAAACCAAAAGAGGACTACGGAAAGATGATGGGATTCTTGCTCAGCTATTCAGTACGCGGGAAAAATCCGCATGATGATGTACCCGATGGATTAGCAAGCTTCGCACTATTCGTAACAACAGGATTTGTTCGAGCAGCGCAAATCATTCAGAGCCCAGTTTAAGGAGGATACACAGAAATGAAAATCACCAGAAAAGATATTGCGAATTACAAATTGCTTGGAGTCCTCCTTGAAAAGGACCGGCAGAAGCTTGCTGATTACATAGAAAAACGTCCGTCTTGCTATGCCGGGAAAGTTTACGGATCCAATCCTCAGTTCCCGTATGAGCCACGGGGATTCAGTGTCAGCGGATGCAATGAATATGAAATAGCACAGATGAAAGAGTGGGAACGGAAATGCCGTGAAATGGAAATTAAAGTGCAAGAGGATATTGACCGATTGAAAAATCTTACGATTGGAATTGACCGGCTGATTGCTGATTGTACGGATCTGGAAGATAAAATGATTCTGGAATATGTGAAAGACGGAAAGTCTCAACAGCAAATTGCTATGGAAATTGGACTCGACCAGTCTGTAGTGTCCAGAAGAATAAAAAAGTATGTTTCAGAGTAACTTGCATAAAAAGCATAAAAAAATACTATATAATTATAATCGAAGAAATTGTAATTCGTTCATGAATAAAGAGTTTTGCGTGCCGCTATCACGTGAAGCTCTTTCTTTTTATGCAAAGGTAGGTGAAATTCGGTGTCTGAGGACAATGAAGTGTTTGTGTATCCGGAACTGACTGGCAGATGCCGGATTTATACGGATGTTGCAAAGATTACAAGCGAGAATATCTTTCAGGTGTTGGAAGAAGCGATGATGATTCACATGAAAAATGTAGATGATATGGTGCTTCTGATGCGATACGAAAAAGGTATTCAGCCACTTGTTAGAAAGAAAATTATCCGTAAGGAAGTAAATATCAAGGTATCTGATAACTTAGCAAACCAGATTACAGAGTTTAAACTCGGCTATGTGTGGGGACAGCCAATTACATATGTCCAGCGTGGAAATAAAGATTTGAAGAAATCAACTGAAAAGGAAAATGATTTCCAGGATGATTCGATTTCTATGTTGAATGAGCTTAACGATGCGGAATATGCATTCTCCAAAGATCAGGAGCTTGGAAGATTTGTTGAGATTACAGGCGTTGGCTATCAGTTTGTCGATATCAAGCGCAACTTTGACGGACTTTGCCCGTTTGATTTGGTAACGCTGAATCCATTATTTACTTTCTGCATTTACCGTAATTCGGCACTACAAGAGAAACTTGCCGGTGTTACTTTCTGCAGAACAAAGAACGGAACAGTTTATTATACCGTGTTCACTCCGGACACAAGATACGAAATTAAAGATATGCGTGAAATCACCAATGGAGAGAAGCCTAAGAATCCTTGGTCATTCATGCAACACAGTGGAGAAGTTAATCCGCTAAAAATGATTCCGATTGTGGAATTTAATCGAGCTACCGATAGAACAGGATGCTTTGAACGTCAGATTTCAGATATGAATGCTCTGAACGTAGAAGTATCTGATTTTGCCAATGCGGTAGCACAGACTACGCAGGAAGTATTCTTCGGCGTTGGATTTGAATTGCCGAAAGATGATAACGGTAAAACACAAGCTCCGGTTGGAGGACAGTGGATTATTGCTAACAATACCGGAAACGGAGGCACGCCACTACTGAAAGCTATTTCCAGTACATTTGATTATTCAGGTGTGCAGGAAAATATCGTAAGCAAGCGTAACACAATTCTACAGCGAGCTTATGTACCGATTCAGACAGATCCCGGCGGTGGTTCTACCGGTTCCGCTATGAATATGTCTTCTGGTTGGAGTGCTGCGGAAAACAGTGCTTGTAAAGAAGAACAGATTCTACGCCGCGGAAAAGCAGAAATCGTAAAGCTTGAACTTGCAGCTATCAAAGAATCTACGGATACACCATATGACAGTCCGCTTCTGAAACTGGAATATTCGGACGTGAAACCGAAATTCATCAGAAATAAGACATATGACCTTGCTACAAAGGTTAATTCGATGGTTGCAATGATAAATTGTGGCGTGAATGGTCGTGTTGCTATGGAACAGGTTGACTTGTTCCCGGATGTCGCTCAGGCATGGGCTGATAGCCGAGATATGATTGAAAAATATCAGAAATCATTGATTAAGAAAGATGGTCCGCAACAACAGACGCAGCAGAAGAAAACGATGTCTGACTTATCTGATCAGACTGGAAATTCCCCGATTCTTGATGGAATGAATACCGATAATGGCGGTGATGAAGATGTTCACGAATCTTAGTTTTGATGAATTGAATGCTCTGGTTGCGAATGAACGGAGTATGCCATTTGAACAGTATTTCGGTGAAATGAATATTCCGGAAGAGGACAAAGCAGAAAGAATCCATATGGCAGAAGATTTAGAAAACAACTTCATCGCTACTATGGCGTGGCTATTTACGATGGATCAATCGAACAAAACAGATTATGAGCCAATCCGTAATCAAATTGAGGATTCTTATTTGGAAACGATTGGAAAATACACAGACGTGGATAAATACTTGGAAACACACGCAAAGAGCTTTTCTTACGATGTGATTGACAGCACGAAAAGCCATAAGAATGAACCGTACTATTATTCACTGGATAGGGCAAAATTCATGGCAGAAAATGAAGTAAATACGGCAATTAACCATGCAAGATATATGGGGGCTGTTAATTCCGGCAAAACCATGAAGCGGTGGGAATCTATTATGGATGAGGTAACAAGGAAAGATCACAGGGAAATCAATGGAAAGTATATCCCCATTGGACAGGCTTTTCATGTTGGGGATTCGTGGATGCAATTCCCAAAGGATACCTCGCTTGGAGCGAGTGCAAATCAGATTATCAATTGCCGGTGCTCAATTATTTATTTATAGAAATTACGGTCAAAACCATGACTGTTTTCATATGGCACAGAGAAGTGCCTTACCAAACGCGGAAGACAGAGAAGTCTATAATCGCGAAATGTAACTGATGAGAGAGAACTCTAAACGCGAAAGAAAGGAACATGATAACTATGGAAGACAACAAAAATCTTGAGGGACAGGTACAGCAGAATCAGGAACCGGAAAACAAGCCGGAAGAGCATGAAATGACTCTTGAAGAAGCGCAGACATTACTTGCACAGGAAAGAGCCAAAAACGCAAAGCTTCAGAACGACTACAATAAAACTTCTTCCGAAGCTGCTAATTACCGTAAACAGCTGAAAGCTAAGCAGACAGCCGAAGAACAGGAAGCAGAAGCGAAGAGAGAAGCCGAAGAAGCAAAAGAACGCCACACCAAAGAGCTTGAAGAAAAGCTTGCTAAGATTGATGCACAGAAGCGTTATATGGCGATTGGAATGTCCGAGGAAATGGCAGAAGAAGCCGCTGCAGCCGAACTTGCCGGAGAAAGTGATAAAGTGACAGAGCTTTATAAGAAATTCAATAATGCATCCATTAAGGCTGCACAGGCAGAATGGCAGAAAAGCAGACCGCCGGTTAATGCCGGACAGGGAGAAGATGAAAAAGAAGATCCATTCCTGAAAGGATTTAATGGTTAATCTTCCTTAAAGATACCGGACACGTAAAGAAGTGTTCGCTGATTACTAAAAGTTAGTAAAGGAGAATTTAAGATGGCAGTAAATTACGCAGCTAAATATTCACAGCAGGTGGATGAAAGATTTAAACTCGGTGCGCTTACCTCTTCACTGGTAAACTACGCATTTGAATGGCTTGGAGTCTCTACTGTAAAAGTATACTCTATGCCAACAGCAGCAATGGGTGATTACACTACAGAGGGTGCAAGCAGATATGGAACACCAGAAGAACTCGGAAATGAAGTGCAGGAAATGACACTTGCAAAAGACCGTGCGTTCACATTCACAATCGATAAGAAGAGTGAAGATGACACAATGGGAACAATGGAAGCTGGTGCCGCACTCCGTAGACAGATTGATGAAGTTGTTATCCCGGAAATCGATACATACCGTATTGCTAAGCTTGTTGCCGGTGCTGATGCTGGAAACATCGTAAAAGATACAGCAGTAACAAAAGCCAATGCATATGAAAAATTCCTTGCAGTTCAGGAAATTCTTGACAACAAGAAAGTTCCGACTGGTGGAAGAATCTGCATTTGCACACCAGGCTACTACAATATGCTGAAACTGGATGAAGCATTCACCAAAAAAGGCGATATGGCTACACAGATTGCTATTAACGGTCTTGTTGGAGAAGTTGATGGTGTTTACTTTGTAAAAGCTCCGAAGTCTTACTTCCCGGAAAAAGTACATTTTATTATCACAAATCCGATTGTTATGCCGTCACCAATCAAACTTGCAGAGTACAAGATTCACGATGATGCGCCTGGCATTTCTGGATACCTTGTTGAAGGACGTGTTCGCTATGATGCATTCGTACTCAACAAGAAGAAAGATGCGATCGGTGTATGTGAAGATCCAGCATAGTAGGAGTGATACTTGATGTATACATTGGAAAAAGAAGATAGACAGCGTGTAACTGTCGCTTCTGAAATCCAGAAAAGCGCATTTCTTGCGTGCGGATGGAAAGAAGTTAAATCAGAAGAGAAAGTAGAGGAATCCGAACCGGAGGTTGCAAAACCAAAGGTCGGAAGACCTCCGAAGAAATAGGTGATCGCATGGATGAATTAGTAAACGAAATATACGATGAACTGTCAACAGAGCTTGGTATTTCAGAAGAAGCTGATTTGTCCATGCTCCTTGTGAAAGTCAAAAATGCCTATAGAGAAATAAAGAAAATACGGAATTACCCGGATAATTATACAGATGACACTGTTAATAAGGATATGGAGAAGTATTTTCCCAATATCCGCAACCTTGCAATGTATGATTACAACCAGATTGGAGCTGAGGGAGAGCTTTCCCATAGCGATAATACCGGTAGCCGAGCATGGGCGAACCGGAACACGTGTCTTGAAGGAGTTGTTGCTATATGCACGCTGATTTAAGAGAGGTTAGGTGATCCGATTATCTCCCGGCAACTGGGTTAAGTTGCAAAAGAAGACTGTGCGTGACCATTTTACTAATGCCGGTAATATGGTCGCAGGGGTACGCATTTACGGTGGAGGGTGGCGTATATTGAGAAATCTGAAAAGAAACACAAAAAAATTATGGTATTCCAATTACACTGAAAACATTCCAATTCTTGATGAAAACGGTGATGAAACGGGGGATTATGACAATGGTTATAGTTCCCCGACTTTTTTTTACGCCTCTTTATCGGCAAGTAGAGGAAATGCTTATGCTGATATGTTTGGAACGAATCTGGACTACACCAGAACGGCATCTACGGTGGAGAAGCTTCCTATTAAAGAAGAGTCTATTGTATGGATATCTGAACCGACACTGAATGCAGATGGTACTGTCGATAAGGAAACGGCAGATTATACTGTTGCCGGTATTGCAGATGGAATAAATGGACTGGTTATCGCATTGAAAGCGAGGGCG